ATGGCGCTGTCTGATGCGTGGTTGCGTTCAGTCGTTGGAAAGGAACGTGATAAGGTTTTGGTTAAATCTGATCGTGATGGTCTGTCTGTTAGAGTATCACCGAAAGGTCGCGTAGTGTTCCAATATCGTTATCAGTGGGCGGGGAAAGGTGAGCGTCTTGATATCGGAACTTACCCGGCAACTGGATTAAAAGAGGCCAGAGAAGAAGTTATCCGTCTCCGTGGTGAACTCGAGTCAAACCGCAATCCACGATTAGTCAAGCAGGCTGAAAAACGAAAAGCTACTGAAGCCATGACGGTAGAGTCTGTGATCCGTGCCTGGTATGAAGCATATTGTGTAAAAAATAAAAAAGGTTCTGAACAGATACTCCGCTCGTTTGAGCTGCACCTGTTCTCTAAAATCGGGAATATCCCTCACGATGCAGCTACATTGCATGATTGGTTAGAAGTCCTGGAGCCTCTTAGCACCAAGACTCCAGCAATAGTAGACCGATTGCTAATTAACGCAAAGCAGGCTCATGTCTGGGCGTATAAGAGAAAGCTCATTGAAACTCGCCCACTGTCGGATATCACGGGTAAAGATATGGATATCCGTAAAGGTCAGAAAAAACGGTTTCTGACACATGATGAAATTAACATCCTTTATGCTGCGATCGATGGTTCTCGAATGGTTCCTAAATACCGAGCCTTCATTAAACTATTGCTGCATTTTGGTTGCCGTAGTTCAGAGCTAATTACTGCTAGGGTGGATGATTTTGATTTCATAAATAAGGTATGGACTGTACCACCAGAACGACATAAGACTGGGGACATAACAGGCGAACCGCTTAAGCGGCCCATTATTGAACCGGTTGAAGAGCTTATAAAATACGTTATCTCTATGAACAACGGTTCCGATATGCTTTTTACTAAGGAAGGAAGCAGGGAGCCAGTTGGTCGGACATCATTGCAGTCGCTGCCTTACAATTTAATGCAGTTCGCATGGCGACGTTTGGGGTATCAATTTCCTCATTGGTCTCTTCATGATTTGAGACGAACAGCACGAACAAACTTTTCTGATCTTACTGCTCCTCATATTGCTGAAATAATGCTTGGTCATAAACTGCCAGGTGTATGGCAAGTTTATGATAAGAGCGATTATCTAGAAGAACAGCGTAAAGCTTACTGGGCATGGTGGGAGAGGGTTGAATCGATCGTTACTTGTACTGACTTAATCTCCAACGGACAGTTTGCGTAGCCAGAGCGTAATCATATCTGCCAGTCCGCTGCGGATACCTTGTGTACTGGGTTTTTAGCCAGACTACGTTAACCGGTAGCTTCAGTATTTGGGGTGTCGGCAGGAGTTTGATGGTTTATTGGGTTACTGTGGGACTAAGGATGTAGGGATGCCAATCGATGAATTATGAAAAATATCATAGCACAAACAGAAGCAAGGGTTTGCGAACCTTCTGCTACTTAATTTATTATGTGCAGGTGATTTTTAATGTGATGAAGTGTTTTATGACTCGCGGAAACTTTGATTTTATAAACTCTAACGTGGTTTTCTCAGAAGCCGATAAGTCATTGTGGATTGATCTCATTAACACCGATTGTATTTGGTATGATATGATAATTAATCCTCCTGATGATATAAGAACAAATAAGATAATAAAGAACTATCTCAGAATTATGGAAAAATATACGAGGGAAAGCTGTGAAAAGAGATTTATTTATTTCTTAGGTTCAAGAAAAAAAGTGAGGTTTTCAACCAAGAAACAGCCTAGGTATAACCCATTCACAAAAAATATAGTATTCACTCTGTTGATTGGCAAAGAAGAGCGAAAGCTTCGGATAAAATATTCCTTTTGCACGTTTACGCAGAATGGGGTAGTGAAGGTAACTCCAAATGTTAGAGTAACTGAGAAGTTTCTCTACATTGAATATGAAAATGGCAATTTATGTGTGATGTCAGTTCATGATTTCGTAAACGGACATTATATTGATTTAGGAATTCATACAGAAGTGCATTACGTAGGATATACACGTCATCCGCATCGGCGCCCTGTTGATTTTATTCACCGTGGCTTATCAAAGATGCTGTATAGCGTTTCAAATGACGATAATGATTTTTTTGTTTGTTTTAGTATATTTAATCCAAGGATTATATCTCTGAATAATAAATGTAATGTGGTCTTTAATATTTCAAATTCTCTACTGGATGAAATTGATGTTGATAATGAGGGGAGAATTATTGAAAACTGCTTAATACGTTACTTTGATCCTAAGCTTCAAGATGATGACAAGGAAAGTAAAAGGTCAGATTTAAATAAAATGTTTATGGACCTGGTGGAAAATAAAAAAATTAAAAAAATATACGTTAATTTTCAATATGAAAGGAATAATGAGTATTTCTGCTTTTACTCTAAAGTTGTTCCGCCGAAATTTCATCATTTCTTTGTGTTGGATTTTTCTGATGGCAAGATAAATATTGATAGAGACCAGGATATGATGACTCAGATGGCATTGTGCATGGGGTATTATAATTATTAATATTTCGCCTGATGCCAACTCAAAATCTTTTTTGTCGCATCCATTGTGGATTAATATTCAGAGGTAAGGGGTATCTGCGGAATTTATATTTTGCAGGATGAGCATACAATACATGATATAAAATCTGTTTTTGGCACAGAGCATATAGTCAGATTATGTTTAGTTCTGTGCCATAGATGGATATTATCTCACCTCTTGGCTAACTCTCATTACTCAATAACTCCAGCAAATCTGTATATTTTGCGTGATGCCCATTTATTTGGGCAGGATTTAATATCAGGATCTGGAAAATCTGGCCTGTATTTCTGGCCTGTCCTCCTGTTTACGCTGTTCCAGCGAAGCACCGTCGATATTGAAACGCCACAGAATTCGGCGACTTGTTTTGTTGTCATTAAGTTGCTCATTGCTACCCCTCCAGCGGTTGTTCAGTTGAAAGACTCATGCGCATGTGCGTAACTCCGATAACTCGTTAAAACGTTCCATAAACATCCCGTAGGCATGGCCTGGTGACAGTGGAATAACTTTGAACATCTCTGTCGCCGGGATACCTTCCAGTACAGGCCAGAAAGAGCCATCATCAAGCCCGAGATCGCGACGTTCGGTTGCCAGCATAATGAGATCGGCATATTTCACAGGCGTGCTCATAACAGGAGGTAACCCGTATTTCTCACGGATTACGGCGTCTATTTTTTCTTCCATCCGTTTATAGTCAGGAAGAAGGCGTTTCAGTGGAGCTGGGATGTCCTGGCAATACGCTTCTGTTGCATCATGCATTAACGCTTCAAAAGCAAATTCCTGCGGTACCAGCTGGCTGCAAAGCACCGCATGTTGGGCGACGCTGTAGAAGTGTGAAAGATGTCCTGCAAAGCGACAGATATTTGAAAGGGAAACCGCGATATCGTTAATCACGATGTCGTCTTTATTTATCCTGTCATAATAAAAATGCTTCCCGGAAAAAGTTTTAATAAATGACATTTTGTTCTCCACTTTATATGCGCTGCACCGCGCTGAATTTTGGTTAAAGAAAACCCTCGCCATCAGGCGATTATTGAGTCAATTATGTTTCCATAAATGCCCCCGCAGGGGCATTTGCAGTAATGAAATCAGGCGGTGAAAGTACCAATAAAGGTTTCTACTTTGCTGTCTTTAAATTTCTCAACAAGCAGATCACGAAATTCGTTAGCCATTTCTTCCTGCACTGCTTCCAGCTGAATAATGCGCAGAACCAGTACAGGACGATCGCCAGTGATAATGCTGAGGCGTAATTTAAACGGACGTTCTTTCAGGCCTTCAAACGGAACGCATTTAAATTCAAATACCACTGGCATAATGTCTTTGGTCTTCGCTTCGACAGACTCCATCAGGGAGCGTTTGCCGCTGAAGTCATTATCTTCAAAATCAGCGGTCTGGTTTGCTTCAATCGTGATTTTACGGATTGCCGCAGCCGCTTTTGTTGCCTGAATGGCGTCACCATTAGCATCAAAGCCCACAAGATAGTCGGCCCAGTCTTCAATCCATTCTGCCAGTGACTTCTGGGAGTTACGCTCGCCGTTAACAGACAACAGAGCAGAGAACGGTGCTGTCTTTTTCAGTTTGAGAGTGGCGGTGTTATCTGCGTGACCTGGTTCATCAATAGTACCCAGGTTAAGCACACTGACGGCACGCATATTATCGGCATCGATAAAGCAGCGGGTGCCTTCATCTGCAAGATCTTTAGAATAACGGGTAAAGTCATCGATGCTGGCAGTGGAAAGCGCACCACGGAAACGGAAGCGATTTAAATTAAATTTTTCCAGATCATGAATGCGGAAATTCTCAGGCAATGCCACAGCATCGGCACCAATCTTACTGATAATTTCATTAACACCCTGAGCAGAAATAAGGGCATGGATTTGATTAATTGCGGTTGCGTCTAAGTTCTGAGACATAATAAGTCCTCACTATATTAAGATATTCAGTGATGAGATAAATAATCAGTTAATTAAGAACGATATTAATGACCTGCTGCGCGGAGTTTTCCGTCAGGTTCACCGGCAAGAGTCAGTAATTGTCCCTGGTCTTCCTGCAGAATAGTCAGGCGACCACCGCGATTGACATACATCGGCGTTTCGGTGGTGTCTTCTTCAGAAATTTTCCCGCGGTTAGTCGGGCGAACATATGAGAGTTTGTGTTTGATTTTCACACGGTTCTCATCAAACGGTTCGATGTCCAGATTGACCGAGACTTTACCTTTGTTTTTCGTGTTCATCACACCGGAAGCGACTTCACTGAGAACTGCGCCGATTTTGGTTTCAAATACGCCGCCGTCCAGTTCTCCGATAAATACCTGCACATCAGTACTGCGTACGCTAGCCATTTTGCTGCTCCTCATCATATCGACCCTGCAAGGTCGGTTGGTTTCTCCACAAAACAGAGAAGAACACCTGCGGTGGCAGCCGCCCGGATGGATTGGGTTATGAGCCCGTCGTCCGGTGATGCTCTTCTCTGTTTTGTAAAAAGAGCGGTACCAGCCGGAAGCAAGTGTACAAACTGGTACCGCCAAAGCAGTGGCTGTTGTGGTGACCGGTGCTGATCTCCGGCTTGCGGTTATTTCAGACTCTCACGGGCGTTTAATTGCCCCGCCGAACAGCTCTTTTCCGCAATAGCTGCAATGTCTTTCGCGCATCAGCCTGCGCATTCACCACAACGCTGAGAGCACTTAGCCAGTTACGGCACCACACTTTGTCGCGGTTCCATAAATGCCCTCATCGTTGCACCCTGGTCTCTTCCCAGGCGTCAAACCGAATCGCCACGCTGGTTAGGCGTCTTATCAGCATCCTCATTGACTTGCACATTCCGGCTACCTGGTTTGTTTGCCCGAGCAAGGAGTGGATTGTCCCCTTTAACGTCCCCAGACCGCTAACGACGCATGTGCCATACGCCGTGTTACAACCAACCTTTCGTTAACAACAGTCTGTTGTTTGTTCAGATAATGATGCTACTAAAAGTAGCAAAAATCAACAACAAAAAGTAGAAGCGTGTATTTAATTTTTAGTTTTCTATATAACGTTATGAATTAAAAGGTTTTTCACAGATGGGGTGATGTGGCGTAGTTACGTATAGAAAATATCGAGTGTCTTTTGTTTTGGTTTAATTATTAGGTTAATTAGATAGTAATAATTTGGGGGAAAATAGTGGGAACTATGGATACAACGGGTCAGGAACAGTGTTATTAAGCAGGCTACGAGTATAAAACCCGACCGGTTGGTCGGGCGAGAATTATGTTCGTTCTAAATCATGGTTATTGTATTACAGACACTTGACTACTGTTGAAACATCAGATTCTAGTGCTTCAATTTGTGCTCTATTAGCTTGGGTCGCCATACCATAGATAGTGTAACTCTTATGCTGCAGCCTACTTAAAGGGCATCCCTCATGGTTTATTATTGCTGCAAGAGTATTACCATCTTTGACATTTTGAACTCTCTCGAAAGTAGCCACATTTGTGAACAGATGAGGATGTGTATTTAACAGGTCATCCGTGATTCTTTTGATCTCTTCTGCATGTGATTTGAATGCTTTTGCTGCATCACTTTCATTAGTTCTTGAGCGGTTTTGTACGAAAAGGTGTAGTTCAGGTAGTTCGATAAGGTTTTGCTTTGCTTCTTTGTTGAAATCTAAGAACATTTCATCTTGTTCTGACTTGTCAATAGACACTCCATAAATAAGTTTAACAAGGTTTTTTATTCCGCGAATTGATGCAGCATCGGCAGTGCAAGGGATAATTATTCTATTTGCCGCGACTACTCCCAATTCTGTGTAGCTGGCAAAACTTGGATTACAATCAATAAAAAATGTTTTTGCTCTGTCAGAAATGTTTTTATCGGCTTCAAAAGATGCTATTAGATCTACCAGCAAAGATCGGCTTTTCTTCCATGCTTCTTTTACTGGGGATGAGCCAATGTGAGATATTAAGCGTGAACAGATATCAAGATCGACATCACCAGGAAGAATATATAAGTTCTCTGGCATTTTTGCATTAACATCATGGGCTCGTACAAAGTAAGAAGATTCATTTCCTAAACGAGACAAAGGAGATTTGCTAAAACGCTCCTTGATATAACCTGCGATTGTAACATTTCTGTCTCGCAATTTATTTAGATTTTCTTCCCCGGTACCATTGCCACCAAGAATAATTTCTGAAACGTTTGATTGAGGGCATGAGTCAATAACCACAACATCTTGATCCGGATGAGATATAGCAAACTCAACGGCAAGATTATATGTAAGAAAAGTTTTTCCTACACCACCTTTGTTGTTCCATACTAAATATTTTGTATTGGTGGAAATCATATCTGCTACCCCATCTGTCGCTTCAGTACGTTCATTAATCATTATCGTATCCTGTTGTATAGAATTGTCTATTATTTATGTTTTATTTTGGTTTTTTTTGTGTTAGTAACGCACCCAAAGATAACATATGGTCTTTATCTTTTCTTACTTAGGGTAACAGCTCAGTGTTAATCCATTTTTATGGACCAATGTGCCAAATAAAATTTGTATAAAGATTTTCTATCCTTATCTTTTATCATCTGTGCTCGTTTGCTTTAACGATTGCTAGATGCCTAATTAAAGTCGATTATATTTAATCGACTCATGAATCAGTGCCTTACCCATAACATAAAGCTGATCTTGCGACTTCTCATCAATGTACCATTTCTCATAGGCGGGGTTATCCGAAAGAACAGCTAGTTTGTTGCCTTGCATTTGTAGACGTTTAACATGGAAAGTCTTACCGTAAACGAAAGAGTAAACTCCATCAGTCTGGAAGTGGCGAACGGAAATGTCGACAAACAATCGATCCCCGGAAACAAGAGTTGGGGACATACTATCTCCATTTACCGTCATAACTTTTATATCATTCTGAGAACGGTTTCCGAAAAGAGAACGGGCATGTTCAGTTGTGAACTCAATGGCGTAGAGCACATCAACATAGTCTGAAAGCATATAGGTCCCAGGTCCTGCGCTAACGCTAAGATCCAAAACTTCTATCCTGTATACATCGGGCTTTGTTGGATTGGGGATGCTTGCCATTTCCTTACATTCCTCTCTATCTCCAACACCATATTCTAGATATGAAGCTGATACTCCAAGAGCCAACGCAAGTTTACTCATGACAGAGACACGTGGCTTCGCTGCGCCGATTGTGTATCGACGAGCCATTTCATATGTAACGCCCACAAGACTTTTGAGTTGAGTGACAGAGATTCCTTTGATTGTCATCAATTCGTTTAGTCTCTTGGCGAAATCTGGATACTTCTGTTCTTCTACCATAGGTAGAAGATTACTCACATCACACGCGCTAGTCATTTCTATTTTAAGTAGTTGCAATTTGCTATTTTAAGTAGCATCATCCCTCTGAATTTCAGAGGAGAAAGGTATGTCATCTCAAAACTACACAGAGAAAGCAGTAAAGGCTGCGGGAAAGTCTTTATCTGAAGTAGCCCGTCGCTTTGGTTTTAAGTCCACTCAATCCGTCGCCAATTGGGTAATTAACAATCAAGTCCCGTCAGAACGGGTTTTACAACTTTGTGAGTTGGGAAACTGGTCCGTGACCCCTCATGAACTGCGTCCTGATATTTACCCCAATCCAAATGATGGATTACCTGAGTGCTATTCAAAAGTTAGCGGTTCAACTGCGTAAACGTAACCACAGAAACGAGGAATGAACCGTGGGTAAAGAACCTGAATGGAAAGTTGATAAGCAACCAGCATGGCTGGTGGCAGCAATACGAAGAACGATTGCTGATTTACCTCATGGCTATGAGGAAGCAGCGGAAATTCTTGGTTTGTATAAATCTGATGATATCACCCCAGCGAAAGATCAATTGCATAACAGACTGCGTAGCGGTGGGGATCAAATTTTTCCACTTGAGTGGGCCATGGTTTTACAGGATGCCAGTGGTACCAGGCATGTAACGGATGCGATAGCGCGTCGTAGTAATGGGGTGTTTGTGCCGCTGGTGGACATTGATGACATTGACAATGGTGACATTAATCAGCGGCTGATGGAGTCAATAGAATGGATTGGCAAGCATTCCCAGTACTTACGCAAGGCAACTGCTGATGGAGTTATTGACCAGGCTGAGCGTGAGCAAATCGAAGAGAACAGCTACCAAGTAATGGCGAAGTGGCAGGAGCATTTAACACTGTTATTTCGTGTTTTTTGTGCGCCGGAAAATAGTAACGCCCGCGAGTGTGCAGCTCCGGGCGTCGTGGCGTCGATTGCTTCTGGTTGTGGAGAAACTAACGCATGAATAGTTTAACGGCAAATAACCGTTTGTCGCAACAGCTGGTGGTCAGCGTCGCTGAACACCTGTTGTTACGGCATGAATGCAGATTACCAAATCACCTGGCTGTAAGTAACCACAGAGAACTTTACCTGACTGTGGGGGGCGAGTTGTGCAGGAACTTAACCGCTGGTTTCGTGACGGAAGAGGGCTTTATGTCCATGTTATTCGTTGGGAGCCAGAAACACAGCGCGTTATCTATCTTCGCAAAGACTACCCGCATGAGTGCTTTAGTCCTTTGTGGAAATTCAGGCGTGATTTTGTTGAGTGTGAAGGACCACCAGCATATTGATTCTGCAATTCCGGGACGTTACACTGCTCAGGCACCTTATAAAGCGGGTGCCGGGGGTCGCAGCCCGGAATTGTCAACGGCGATATATGACGCGCCAGCGTCTTTTTTATCGTCCGCGCTCACGCACGCCAGAATTATGGTGGGCTGGGCAGGGGAGCCGAAAGGCTCGCCGGTCTCCGTTGACGCCGGTACTGCGAACCCTGTTCAGTCTGCCACCAGTGAGTTTCGCAGCTCCGGTGGTGGAAGTTTTCCACAGTCAACGGAGGCTGCCATCATGGCTACGATCCCAACCCTCACTCAACCTGAAATTGCCATCGTTGATGGTCAGGCTGTTACTTCATCCCTGGCTGTTGCCAACTTCTTCTCCAAACGTCATGACGATGTACTGAAAAAGATCCGCACGCTTGAATGCTCTGCATCATTCACTTCCCGCAATTTTTCGGTGAGTGATTACACCGATTGCACAGGCCGCAAACTACCTTGCTATCAAATAACCCGCGACGGCTTTGCGTTTCTTGCTATGGGTTTCACGGGTAAACGTGCTGCCCAGTTCAAAGAGGCATACATCAAT